TCAGTGGGGAGATCAGATATGAATGTAAATCAGATGAACCGTATGAGTCGTGAAATCTTGACCAACCCAAATTTTGATTTTTCATCTATTACTTGGCCGGACATGGTTACAATGATTACTTTTTGGCGGCATCGATTTGCAAGACCAACCGCGGCATGCACGGCTTGGGTATGGTTGATATACACAAAAAATGTTGACATGGCTAACCGGATGGCACGAGCAGTAATATTTACGCCCGCCGCCCTATCAGATAACAAAAATGTTACCGAACAAGACAAATCCGATTTAAACGATATTAATTATATGTGGGAGAACAATTTTTATCAAAATAACTTTTCTAAATTCGGAACGATTGAGGATTTTAACGAAAAAGATGCGGCTTTGCAACATAATAATTGGCCAAAGATCGCGCTTGGAATTCTAGGCAAGAAGGAGAATTAATGGAAATTATTCGAAATCTTCAAGTACCCACTGGTAATATTCTTGTGGTTGGGGGTGAAAAAGGTAACCTAGAATTTCTATCAATTGGAGATTATGGTAAAGCAGTTAACCTTAACCAACACATGAAGGTTGAACATGCGCCTTTGCTCCCGCTAGAGGAAAAGTGGGTACTTACTGTCTCTACCCAGTATGGATGCAGTATGGGTTGTAGATTTTGCGATGTTCCCAAAGTTGGTCCTGGTCGTAATGCAACATTTTATGATCTTACTGGACAAATTATTCAGGGATTGCATTTACATCCAGAAGTAACCTATTCAAAGAGATTAAATGTTCATTTTGCTCGTATGGGAGAGCCCACATGGAACCCTAATGTTCTTGATTGTGCAAAATGGCTTCATACTCACGTCAATGATACATATCGAGTTCATCCGGTTGTCTCAACAATGATGCCGGATAAAAATGAATGGTTAAAAACGTTTATTCATACATGGATGCGGCTTAAAAATCGAGTGTATAATGGCGAGGCGGGACTCCAGCTTTCTATTAACTCCACCAATCCCAAAGAACGCGAAAATATGTTTCGTGGCAATGCATCTAGTCTCGACAAAATTGCACGAATTATGGATGGGATTATTCCTCTTGGTAGAAAAATTACGCTGAATTTTGCAATTGCTGGATATGAAATTGATCCATCTGTTTTAAAGAATTATTTTGATCCGGCAATTTACATATGCAAATTAACACCAATGCACAAAACACTCTCAGCTTTAAAAAACGGCATCGAAACCATTGGTGATTATACAGAATCATTTCCGTATGAAAAAGATGAAAAAGCATTACAAGATGCCGGATATGAAACCTTAGTTTTTATTGCCAGCAAAGAAGAAGATTTGGGCAGAATTACCTGTGGAAATGCAATTCTTTCCGGTACATTACCACTTGTTCCATTCACAGAAGTAAAAATTTAATAATTATGATTGAACGATTTTCATCAAAAAAATTAAATCATGTTGACAATATATTTTTAACATTGGTTAATTTAAATATCGAATACATGTATTTTGAAAATAATTTGGAAAATTTGCTCACTAAGATTGAAAATATCTTTATAGTTGAAAGAAACAATGTTACCGATTATAAAGATATTTCTGATAAACAATGGGATCAGGCAAATAAGATTATCGATGAATTCGAAAGAGAATTATTAATTCTAAGATTGGCTGAATAATGAATATCATCGATGAAATTCGAAAAATTTATCCCGATGCAATATGCGTTCAAGACGTTCCAATATCAAAATATTGTTTTTCCTGGGGTTATGTTATTATTATCGGCGTTAAAAATTTTAATGAATTTAAAACAAGAGTCATGAAAACGGATATGTCTGGTATGCAAAATAGTCAACCAATAAGTAATTTCATGGGTAATAAAAAGTTGGCCTGGGAAGATGCATATGAAACAATGAAAAATAATTTTATCCGGAAACTATCAGAATGAGAATAGATTATAGAAAAGAGATTCGATTAATTTATCCCAATGCAATTTGTATTGAAGATACACCAACCAATCCATATTATTCTCCTCTAGGTTTTGTAATTATCAATGATACCACTGATACTTTAAAACATAAACATGAAGATATTTTAAAAATCGATGCCATAGGAATAACTCGTAATTTTTATTTGGGAGTATGGAGAGACACGTCCGATGACGCATGGAAAAATGCACACGAAATAATGAGAAAAACTTTTGAAAATAGGTTAGCCGAATGATAATTAATGCAAAAATGTCGAAAGAAGAAGCCCAAAAAATTCTATTAGATGAACTTATTAAATTGGAAATACTTGAAAAAGCATATCCGTATGAAAATGAATCATTTTATGATCCATATAATTGGATACAAAGAATATACGAAATTAATAGAGATATAATGAGGTATCCGACAAATATTTGCAGAGTGCTTCGAGAATTAAAAAATATTCCAAAAGAAATGATTTTAAAAAGGTTGGAATCATGATTACTTACAAAAATAAAGTCCGATCAGTTTATCCAAATGCAAGAATTTTACCGGTTAACATTCTGGCAAGTCACATACCATTTTTAATTTATCATCAACTAGCCGAGGAATTACCAAAAATTCATACAACATCTGAAGTTACCACATACTATAAAATTTACCAAAATTATTTAAGTCGAGATGTATTGGCCGCTAGTTTATTCAAATCTAAAATTTGGAAACTTGCCTGGGAACAAATCCAAAAAGATACCATTGAAAAATTAATAGAAAAATAAAAGCCACTCTTTAAAGAGTGGCTTTTATCGTTGTTCATTAATTGTAACGGATTCTAATCCAGCAGATCTTAATTTTGTAATGTTCGATACCATGAAATTTTTACATTCAAATCCTTTCATGATCGACAAATATTTATTCCTTATTAAGGCGACCTCATTAACAATCATTTCATAATCAACAATTTCCTGTTCTCCTGACGCATATTTTTCTGCATCTCGGGAGGTCAGCGCTTTATTATATGTCTCTAGGTATTTTTTATAATAAGTTTGCTGAAGTTGTCTAAGTTGAATATTTAAAAAATTAAGAACCGCTTCTATTTCTTGCAATTCTGAATATCTAGTTTCTGTTTGTCCAGGTAATTGCGCCAGGTTAGTTTCTAAATTTCCTTTAATTTTAACTTCTAATCTAGCCTCAGCCAATTCTTTGTTATAATAATTAATCATATCGGGGATCAAACTTAGATCCCCGATAATTTTTGAATACCACATTAGTAATCCTCTTCTTCATCCTCATCGACTTCATCTTCTTCAATATCAATAACAGATCGATATGCATCTTCTAAGTCTGGATCTAAATCAGAAACAGCCTGCAATTCATCTTTATCCAATACAGATTCAAGATATGAAATTAATTTTTCAGCAGACACAATATGATCCCTACGAGGAATATATTCAACTAACAACTGCCAACATTCTGCGAGTAATTCAGGAGTTTCTTTTGTCATTTTTATCCTTTTTAATATTTTAAGGCCGGTGGGGTATCTGGTTTAATGTTTCAAATACTATTCGCTTTTTACCTATCCATCCTCCGTTTACTTTCCCTACCTTAAATTATTTTTAGTCTATTGTTTGATCAATTGTATTTTCATCTGCCGCTGGTTCTACATGTATTTCTTCGCTAGAATTAATTATTGGCAACGTTCGTTCGATAAAAAATTCTTTCATTATAAGATCTAATATTCCATCGGTATTTTTAAGATATTCTTTTCTCCAATACTTATGGTCATTATTAGATAAATCATTATATACATATCTATTACCATCTTTAACAATAATTTGCTGCTTTTCAAAAAGATCAAATAACCCTGAATAAGGATCCATTCCACCATTCCATGGAATTAGAACTTCAACCGATTCAAATGGTTTATTGTATCTAGTCTTTACAACCTTACACTTAGATCGAATACCAAGAACATCTGACCCTTTAACTCCTTCCTCGTTTTCTTTTAATTTTAACGGAACCATTGTAACAATAATACTACTCGCATATAAAGCACCAGATCCGCCTGCGATTACATCATCGGAATATTTATCTGGCGCGGCATATACGTGATTAGTTGCAACTAATCCCAAATCTAAATCCCCAAACATATTAACACAATTTGTAATTAACGATTTTAATTGCTTTGCCTTAATACCCAAATCTCCACGTAAACCAGATGACATTTGATCTACCATAGTTTCAGTTAATAACATTCCCAAAGAATCAACTACAAATAATACCTTGGGTCGATCTTCTAATGGGATTTCTCGATACTGGGCAACAAAATCAAATATCATTTTAGATAAATCACCAATCATTGCCATGTTAAGTTTAAGCAATTTTTCTTCACTGGTATCGACACCTAATGCGTGTAACCATGTTTCATCTAATGCATTTTCTGTATCTATTAAAATTACGTAAATACCTTGGGCCTGGGCATTTTTTACAATATTTCCCGAAGCTATTAATGATTTACCGGCGGCTGGGGCACCACAAAATGCAGTAATTTTCCCCAAAGGAATGCCTGCATCAAATTGCCCAGATATTAAATAATTAAGGCAATAATTGCCTGTACTAATCCAAATCTTTGGATCTCTAAAACCAATGCTCATACCCGGAATTGATTTTGATATTCCTTTTCTAAATTTACTAATGTCAAAGGGTCGCGACATTTTATTATTCTCCTCAAATTAATTGAAACAATGGATCGATATCGATCCATTGTTTCAATTTGGATTTACTTTTTGTTGGCTTGTCGTGCCCGAATATCAGCGAGAATTTTTTCTGCCGAATATTTGGTACTTGTGGTTGGTTGGCTTACTGGTTCAGTAACTGTTTCAACGGGTGATTCGGTTTTTTCATTTGATACAGACTCTTGCTTTGATTCAGAAGTTGATTCTTTGGAATCATTTTCATTTTTCAAACCAGCGGGACGATAAAACTTGCCCCACTTTTCTGTATCATATGCCTGACCATCAACAGATGCCTCAAACATTTCCTTGATAATTTTAAGATCTTCATCTGTGGGCTTTTTACCCAAAAATTCTGATAAATTATTCAATTTATATTTTTCAACAGCATCTAGTTCAGTTTGAGTTAATGCGGATTCTCGTCTTGCATAGGAACTGGTGCCATAATCGGCATATTGTCCTTTTTGAGTCTTAACAATTCGAAAATCTGTTCCGTTATCAAAATCCGTCGGAGTATTTAACATTTCCGGATCCATAAGTCCGGCTTTTACTAGATTAAATAACTGCTTATTAAGACTAAATCGACGAATTGGGTTTTCTGGTGCCTTATCATCCTTGACGGCAGAATCACGAACAAATCCCTGAAGAATATAACTGGCTTTCTTCCAATATTTGTTTGCAAGTTGTGTCATACTAGGATCCTTATACCAAGCTCGTACTTCACTTAGAATAGGGCATCCACCAGGATATTCGTTTCGAGGAAACATTTCTACACACGGAACATTAACTGTAATTGGTTTAGATTCTCCACCAGAAATCCCGTTAAATGGTAATTTAATTTGGAGTTTTTCAACCCAAAAGTAAATATTATCTGGATCGCCATCTGGAACAAATCTTACCGCAGATGTAGAATTATTATCTGCATTCCAAAAAGCAAATGTTGTGTTATCAAATGTTTTGTTATTGTTTTGCTCGGCTGCTGCTAATCGAGCCCTGATTGCTGTGAGTGCTGAATTTCCCATGTTTGTTTCTCCTTGTTTCCATGTATAATTTAACTAACCATGTTTATGTTGTTACTTTATTTATAGTAACATTATATTTACTCTAAGTCAATAATTATTTCCTAGCATATCAAGAATATTTTGTATATGTTCCAAAACAATTTCTAAATTAGGATGATCATTATAATTCAAATATCTTAAAACAGGTCTAATATATTCGCGAGCATTATTATCTGCTTTACGTTGTAACATCGCGAGCAAAATACGATATTTATTTCTTTGCTCCGGATAGTCGTACAATATCATCTAACTCCGGATTATCTCGTGGTTTTTCTGGTCCCGATAATAATGATAATGGGCTAGCTTTCCCAGATAAATTTTTGATTTTATTAATTTCCTTTGGTGAATGAAAATGATTCATTGGTGTTAGATCTGGACGAGTTAATGGACTTCCCGTTCCAGTAGCGGATGGTACATCACCCTCTGTTATTTTTTGTTTAAGATCATTTATTTGTTGACGTTTATCTTTAATTAATTTTCTCGATGCTCTACCTTTAATTAAATCATGTAACTCTTCTTGATAATGAGTTAAACATGCTTTATATGCATCATTAAATGTCAGGAATGATTCTGTTAATTCATCGTCATTTAATATTTCATCACCTTCACCGTGTCCGGCAGATGCAGCGACCCATTTTTCAAATTCACCTTCTTCTGCCAATTTACCTTTATTTTTATATGCTTTCATAACATGGGGTAATGCTAATTTATTTTCGTCTGATAATGTTTCTTTACCAAATAAATCAGGGTAATCATCATCTTCTTCAATTTCCCCGGCATGTCCGGTTAGTAATGTCTTATTTTTTTCATATCCGCCTTGAGAACTTAGGCTATTTAATTGCCGTTTAATTTCAGCATATCGTTCTTTTGAGGCGTTAATTGCATTAATAGACTCGGGATTTTCAAAATTGACATTTTTCATATGTCGAACAAATTTACAAAGAGAGGTCATTTCTTCAACCAAATTGCATATGTCTGAACCAATTGGATCATATGGAGTTCCTCCACTAAAAATATGTCTGGCCATTGCTCTTGCAGCCATTAAACTCGTAAAAGGTAAAAGAAATTTTTCTCCTTTTGCATTAGCCAAATAAATTTTCTGAATTTTTCTT